GCAAAGGCTCGGTGCAAGCCTAGGTTATCATTAGCTAGGCAATAGTTAGGCCGCACAAAGTAACAGCGGCTATAGTCGCCATGAATATAGTAACCTAGGTTACAGCCAGGGGGTACCAAGGGGGTACGGGGGTAGGGTGTTCTTTCTTCAGAGGTAGCTACAAAATTGCTCAGAGAACTTTGGTAATTTGGAAGGACTACCTATGTAGTATCCACTGCTAGCTAGTGTTATTAATCTATTAGGTTTTAGTACTTTAGGTAAGTACTGTTATGTTATCTTATTGATTTAATTACTGTAATTGAACTCAACTCTGTACCGTAGCTACTGTATCTTAGCTAGTGATAGAATCTATAGTGATATAATCAGTAGTAATTAATCTATAGTGTAATACAGTAGTGTTAATCATAACTACTGTAAACTTAAGTTTTACTATAGTTATAATATACTATCTTATATCATCCAGGGACTAATGACAAATAGCACTTGTCAAGAGGTTTGTGTAGTTGACATATTGTCGCACTACTTGATAACTTTAGTCTAAGCATGAGACAACTTGACACACATAAAGTACTTGACAGATTAGAGTAGCTAACCTAACTAGAGACCCATGGCTCTGTATTCCTACAATCAACTACATAATGCTAATGGCACTCGACTGGTTCGGTCCTTGTTTAAGGAAGGGCAGTATAGCGAGAAGCATAACATCTTTACTCTTGACAAAAGGGATAGCCCTAACGAGGGGCTTACATCTCTGTGGAGACTCTACATGCAGTTTGCTGTAGATGACCCTACTGAGTATTCCTTTGCTGTAGAAGTCTTTGGTGATATGGCCTTCTGGCTTAACCTCCGGGACAAGTATCCGATCAAGGATTGCATTGAGGATTGGGAAACTGAAGCTGAGGTTGCCCGTAAGAGTAAAGCCCTAGCCTTCATTAGGGATGCTACTCTGGATCCTAAGACTTCGTTTCAAGCTGCTAAGTACCTGTTGGAGAATGGCTCTAAGGCCAGACCTAGCTTTGCTACTATGGACAAGCGTAAGGTACGGAAGCATGACAAGGAACAGATTGCTGGCATCCTTGAGAAGAAAGAGTTTGCTGAGGATCTGGATAGACTCTCAGAGTTCTTTAGTGAAAACCAAACTGTGAATTAGAAGGAGATACAACTATGATGGCTGTTGGTAAGGCTGCGATTAAAGTAGCTAAATTTGGAGCAAAGCACCTTAAAGACCTTAAGACAAAACCCACGCCTGGCCAGAAAGCCATTAAAAAGGCTGCAAGTCAAACCCGTGCGGTACGAGAAGGTCAGAGAAAAGGAGCAGCAGTGGGGACGGCTGTTGGCGCAGCCGCAGAAGCAGTAGGATCTAGATCGTCTGCAAGTTCGAGTGCTCCTATTCCGCGTCCAAGACCCAAAGAAGACATGAAAAGAAAAGGTTCTGGTCAAATGAGCCGTAAGAAAAAACCTGTTCCCCGGAAGCGCCCCTCTTACTAATGACACCAGACGAAATCCGAGACAGAGCGGAGAATGATCTATTCTTCTTTATCTCTCTTGTAGCTCCACAGGAATGCCTGGGCGCTTGTCATAGAGAAGTCTTGGATTGGTGGGATCGTCCTGATGCAAAGAACTACCAACTGCTCTTGTTCCCCCGTGACCACCGTAAGTCTGGTCTTGTAGCTTACCGTGTAGCTCAGGCTCTGGCTAAGGATCCTACTCTTAGGATTCTGTATATCTCTGCTACATCTGGTTTGGCTGAGAAGCAGCTACTGTTCATTAAGAACATCCTAACCTCTAATACCTTTAGACGGTACTGGCCAGAGCATGTCAACAAAGAGGAAGGTAAGAGAGCTAGATGGACCAACTCAGAGATTGCACTTGACCATCCTCTCCGTAAGAAAGAAAACATTAGAGATCCATCCATCTTTACCGCTGGCCTCACTACGTCTATTACAGGTCTCCACTGTGACATTGCTGTGTTGGATGATGTTGTAGTATTTGAGAACGCCTATACGACAGAAGGTCGCAGCAGAGTTCAGTCACAGTATTCTCTACTGTCATCTATTGAAGGTGCTGATGCTAAGGAGTGGGTTGTAGGAACTAGGTATCATCCCAAGGATCTGTACCACTCTATGTTGGAGATGCGTGAAGATATCTACGATGAGAATGGGGATAAGGTCAGTGAGCAGCCTATCTACGAGGTTCTACAGAGAGCAGTAGAAGACTTCGGTGACGGTACTGGTAACTTCCTCTGGCCAAGGCAGCAACGTAGTGATGGTAAGTGGTTCGGCTTTGACCAACGTATCCTCGCCACTAAGAAGGGTAAGTATCTAGACAAGACTCAGTTTAGAGCACAGTACTACAATGATCCTCAAAACCCTGAGGATAGACCTATCGACTACAGTGACTTCAGGTATTATGAGCGTAAGCATCTAGAGTCGATTGATGGTCATTGGTGTTTGAGAGGTAGGCGTCTTAATCTGACAGCATCTTTAGACTTCGCATGGTCGTTGAGTAAGCACGCTGATTTCACCTCTCTCCTTTTGTTGGGTACCGACAGTGACAATAACCATTATGTGTTGGATCTAGAACGGTTCAAGACTGGTGAAGTCCAAGAGTACTTTAAGAAGATCCTAGGGATGTACAACAAGTGGAGCTTCCGTAAGCTCATCTGCGATGGTACTGCTGCTCAGGCTATGCTTGTTAAGAACCTCAGGGAAGACTACATCAACTACAATAACCTTCCTATTAGGGTTGAGCACGTAGCAAGGACTAAACACCAAGGCACTAAAGAAGAAAGAGTAAACTCAGCTTTGGTTCCTAGGTACAAGAACGGTCAGATCTACCATTATAAGGGCGGAGCTATACATTTTCTTGAAGAGGAACTTGTGTCTAACAATCCAGCACACGATGACTGTAAGGATGCTCTAGCTACAGCTATCGAGTATGCAGTTAAACCTCCTTCTGGTAGAGTTAAGAAAGATACTAACAATGTTGTATTCCACTCCCGATTCGGTGGTGTTGTAGGTAAAGCAGCTTAACGGATAATCCATGGCAAGAACACTTGATGTAGAACAACTCATTAACCCTGATACCCTGGCAACTACCATCGCTAACCGATGGGAAGAGTGGCGTGGTTATAGGACGAAATGGGAGCTTGACAAAAGAGAATTACGCAATTATATCTACGCCACAGATACCAAGACTACAACCAATAACAAGAATGGCTGGGCTAACTCTACGACTACGCCTAAGCTCTGTCAGATCTATGATAACCTAAAGGCCAACTACGAGGCTGCTCTGTTTCCTCAGGACATCTGGTTTAAGTTCCTTCCGGGTTCCGAGGCAGAGACAGACAAACAGAAGGCAGACATTGTTAGAGCTTACATGAAAGATAAGCTCAGGCTGTCTAACTTTAGGACTGTTGTAGATCGTCTTTTGGATGATTGGGTGCAGACAGGTAACTGTTTTGCCACTGTAGACTACGAAAGAAACTTCACTACTCTCGAAACAGGAGAGACCATTGCCGGATATATTGGACCCAGGCTGGTACGTATTAGCCCTTATGATATATCTTTTGACCCTACGGCTGTGAGTTTTGATAAGACTCCTAAGATAGTTAGGACAATCAAGACGATGGGGGAAATTACCGTAGAGGCAGAGACTAATCCAGTCTACAAGGATCTTTTGGAGAAGGCTCAGTATGCTCGTAGTGAGGTTGGCTCTAATACTCAGCACGAGAAGTCTGAAGGCTTTATTGCGGATGGTTTTACTAATCTAGAGAACTACTATCAGTCTGGCTATGTAGAGTTCCTCACTCTGTATGGTGACGTGTACGATAGCTACACAGGTAAAGCTTATAGTAACCGAATTATTACCATTGCCGATAGGGCTTATGTTGTTGAGAATCGGCCTAATCCTAGCTGGCTGGGTACTGCTCCTATTTTCCATTGTAGCTGGCGCAGTCGCCCTGACAACCTGTACGGAATGGGTCCACTGGATAATCTTGTGGGTCTACAATACCGTATTGACCATCTAGAGAATATGAAGGCTGATGTCTTCGACTTGATTGCTAGCCCTGTGATTAAAGTTAAAGGTGACGTTGAGGAGTTTGACTACAAGCCCGGTGAGCGTATTATTCTTGGTGAGGAAGGTGAAGTAGGTTTTCTTGTACCTGACGCTACTGTGTTGAACGCTGACCTACAGATTGCTGACCTAGCTAACAAGATGGAAGAACTGGCAGGTGCTCCTCGTATGGCTATGGGTATCCGTACCCCTGGTGAAAAGACGGCCTTTGAAGTACAGACCTTGGACAATGCAGCCAATCGTATCTTCAACCACAAGGCAGCTAAGTATGAGATGGAGTTCCTTGAGCCAATCCTTAATGCTATGCTAGAGGCTGCCCGTAGGAATATGATGGATGTCGAGAGCATTCCTTTGGACCTTGAAGAGGGTGTAGTGATGTTCCAAGATATCACAAAAGAAGACATTGCCTCGTCCGGTAAGCTAGTTCCAATGGGTGCTAGACACTTTGCTGAGACAGCTAGACGTACCCAGACCTTGAACCAAATGATTCAGATCAAAGCTGCTATGCCTGATATTGGTACTCATTGGTCAGGTAAGACTATGGCTAAGCTACTGGCTGAGGAGCTTAACGAAGACTCTGTGTACGGAGAAAACATTCAAGTTAATGAATCTTTGGAGATGCAGAAGGCTATGCAGGATGCACAGGTTGACCTTGAGGAAGACCAGATGATTAAGATGGAGCAAGGACTGTAATGAGAGCATCATGGTTCAACCATGTAACGGAAGAGGCTAAAGCAGAGTTCAGATCTAAAGTTCTTAGTAACAAAGAGGCTTGGGCTCTACTTGTCCCTGTCTTGGAGAAGCGTATCCAGGCATTTAATCCTAACTATGATGAGCATAGCTGGGCTTACAGACAGGCAGATCAGAACGGATACAACAAAGCACTGCGTGAAGTAATTGATCTGCTTAAGAGTGTGTGACAACTTGTCTCATACAAAGTACTTGACATTCAACAAAGGATAACTTATGTCAGTTTTTGATTCAACCACGGATCAATCCGCCGCACCTAACACTCAAGAAGACAACCAATCTTTTGTAGCTCAGTTAGTTGCAGCACGAGGGGAACAATGGAGTAACCCTGAAACTATCGCTAAGGGTAAGCTAGAAGCAGACCAGCATATTACTAGGTTGGAGCAGCAGCTTAAAGAACTTAACGAAGATCTCGGCAAGACCAAAGCCGAACAGGACTACGCCAAGACTCTCCTGGAGACTCTGCAATCGCAAAAGCCACTGGCCGGTACCAGTGAGCAGAGTACCGAATCTCAGTCCGGTGCTGGGAAAGAGGACACCACTCTAGATCCTAGTAGTCTCAAAGAGCTTATTGCACAGGTACTAGACAATCGTACTGCTGAGCAGCGAGCAGCGGATAACCGTACTAAAGTGGATTCTTATCTACAGCAGACTTACGGAACTGAAGCTGGCAAGACTGTTCAGGAGAAAGCTAAGGAACTAAATCTTTCTGTAGATTACCTCAAGAGTATCGCAGAGCAATCTCCTAACGCTTTCTATCAGTTGATTGGAGTACCAAAGCCTCGTGAGTCTGCGGCTCCGCCTAGCGGTTCTGTTAACTCAGTGGCAACTATGCAATCAGGCGAACGCACCTATGCCTACTATAGGGAACTTCGCAAAACTAATCCCACTAAGTACTACAGCCCATCTACTCAACAGCAAATGTTCAAAGACGCTGAGATGGCTGAAGCTAAAGGGGTTAACTTCTTTGACTCTTAATGGAGAATACTAACAATGGCTATGACCACTGGTAATTCTTCCCAGCTTATTCGTTCTAATCTCTGGAGTAATGAACTCAAGGAGACTCTTCAGGACGAACTGATGGGGATGAAGTACGTTCGGATGCTTGACGGCTTCCCGGATGGCACTACCTTTAACATTCCGTCGATTGGCGATGCCCGTACGGATGACTATGTAGAAGACACTGCGGTTCAGTTCCGTCCGTTGGATACTGGTAACTATACGTTCACTATCAGTGAATACATTAGCTCCGGTCACTACATCACGGATAAGGCTAAGCAGGATCTGTTCTATGCGTCTCAGCTTGAGGCGGCTTTTGTTCCTAAGGAACGTAGAGCTATCATGGAACACTTCGAGACCACGATGTTCGAGACCCCGGACAACACGATGGCTTCGTCTGCTACGGATCCGTACCTCATCAACGGTGTGGCTCACCGCTTTTCTGGTGGTAACTCTGGTACCATTGAGTTGGCTGACTTCTCGTATGCTAACCTTGCGCTGACGAAAGCTAATGTCCCGGCTATGAACCGTGTCGCTATTGTCCCGCCTGAGGTCGCTTACTTTGTAGAGAACCTTACCAGCATCACCTCGCTTGACAATAACCCCCGATGGGAAGGTATTGTTGCAGAAGGTATTAGCACGGGCATGACGTTTGTCAAGAACATCTTTGGCTTCGACGTGTACTGCTCTAACTACCTGCCGAACAGCGGTGATTTGACCAATGCCCCAAATGCCTTGGATGAGCGTGACCAGTCTACGGGTGGCCCTGACTTTACCTCGGTTGACGGTAAGCCTTGCTACTTCTTCTCGGCAACGAATGACATCCTGCCGTGGGTTGCTGCTTGGCGTCAGATGCCTGCGGTAGAGTATATTCGTGACGGTGATAACCTCCGTGACAAATACCTGACGACTGCTCGCTACGGTGTTCAGTTGTACCGTCCTGAGAATATGGTGATCTGCCATACCAGAACGGCTGTGGCTTAAGGGAGATTAACCTATGACTTGGACTAACGAAGACGGGCTTATTCAGCGCTTTGGTGTTGAACGCTCTACGAGCCAGACCCAGGGTGTCTCTACCCGTGGTGTCAAGAACTACCTTGTTGTAGATCTGCCGGATGCTACGGCTCTGGTCGATACTCTTGGCACTTCCTATCCGCCCGCAGAAGATTCTCCTTTTGTTCCGGCTGGTTCCATTGTAACTAATGCTTGGTTTGTTGCCACCACTGACTTTACCTCTGGTGGTGCTGCAACTCTTGACATTGGTTTTCAGCAGGCTGATGGTACTCTGATTGATGCTGATGGCATTGACGCAGATATTGCCCTTGCTAAGCTGGTCGATGGTGCAGGAACGGGTGTTGTCAACTGTGACGGTGCCTATGTAGCTAACGCTGCCGGGGATGGTCAGCAGGTTCTTACCAACAATGCTTACGTTGGTTTTTCCTACGAGACCGCAGTTTACACTGCTGGCGCTGGCAAGCTCATCCTTGAGTACATCAAGGTAGAGTAACTAACTTAGGGGAGGCTTCGGTCTCCCCACTTCCCTGAGGTATTATGGCTACACAACACTCAACTCTTACCGGGTCTGACTTACACGAACCTAAGGGTGCAGACTCTGCCAGTGCTAACGAAGTCTATGTAGCTAACGGCACAGGCTCAGGCTCTTGGACTCCTCTCTCCTTTTCCTTCAATACACACATTGAAAACATTTCCGCTCCTACTGACGTTTACATCCCTATTCCTTACGCTGGTGTAATCAAGAAGATCACTACAGTAATTAGTGGTGCTGTCAGTGCAGCAGATCTTGTTCTTACTTTCTACGACAGCTCAAGTAACTCTATGGGATCTATTACTGTAACTAGCTCCGGCTCTGCTGCTGGTGATGTAGATACCCTGAGTCCTGCAAGCAATAACGTAGTGACGGCTAACGACTATATCCGTATCAATGGTGACGGTGGTCCTTCTGCCCATACTACCCTGTGGCTTAACATTGTGATGGAACGTAGCTAATGAAGCAGAGCCTGCTTACTATGGTCCAGAAGATCCTGAGTGACATGGACTCAGAGGAAGTAAACTCTGTAGCTGACACTGTAGAAGCAACTCAGGTAGCCTCTATCATTGAGGACACGTTCTATAATCTTATCAGCAACAGATTGATCCCTGAACATGAGCAACTGATTAAGCTTACTGCTGTTAGTGACAGTGATTTCCCAACACACTTCCTGTACCCTGAGAATGTAAGCTCGATTAGCTTTATCCAGTACGACACGACTGATGACAATACCTTTAGCTACAAATATGTTTCTTGGCTAGATCCTGTAGAGTTCCTTAGTCTTGTAGACTCTGTTAGTTCAGACTATGTTCTTGTTAATGATAAGAATGGTGGGACAAAGTATCGCATCCGTACTAATAAGATGCCAGAGTACTGGACAACCTTTGATGACGACTATATTGTTATGGACTCCTACAAAAGCACGGTAGACACAACTCTACAGCAGAGCAAGACTAGGTGTTATGGGGTAGTGACCCCAGTGTTCAACAGATTTGATGACAACTACATACCTGACATTGATGCAAATATGTTTCCGCTACTGTTGAATGAAAGCAAGTCTGTAGCTATGTCTGTGCTTAAGGGTAGCCCTGATCCTAAGATTGACCAAGCTGCTCGTAGACAGAGGTACAACATTCAGAACAATAGGTACAAGACTGAAAGACCTAAACCGCTGTCGAGGTACGGTAGATGATTGAAAGAGTAGAAGAGCTAGACATCTTTGGTAAGCCTAAGGTTATCTTTACATCTGACAAAAGAGATATCACCTATGAGGTTACCAAGCTGAACATGGGATCCTCTTTGTGGAGAGTTAAGTGTGGGACAGGTAATGTACCCAAAGCTCTCCAAGGATCTTGGACTAAAATGGAAGAGGCCGAAAAGGCTGTTGTTAAGTATCTTGAGAATACTAAAGTAACCAGAACGGTGAAAGCAAAGCGACTTGAGACTACAGCAGAAGCCAACTAATGTTCTAGTTAAAGGTCTGATTACAGAAGCAGGTGAGCTTACCTTTCCTGAGGGGGCTTCTGTTGATGAGTTGAATTGCTCACTGGAACGTACTGGTTCTCGTAGACGCCGCCTTGGTATCAACTATGAAGTAGACTACACTAAGCATACCATCACTGGGTTCTCTGCGGGCTCTGTTACCTCGACTTATGTATGGGAGCACCCTGGGGGTGTGTCAGCTAAGACTTTTGTTGTAGTTCAATTTGGTAGTCGTGTTTACTTCTTTGACGACACCATTGGCTCCTCTCTATCTGGTGGCCTCAAGGCTGGCTACATTGATCTGAATACTTATAAGAGACCTACGGGTGCTGGTCCTCAGGACGTTCGTATCCAGTGTGCTAACCTCTTTGGTTATCTTATCATAGCCTCTTCCGAAATAAACACTATACGTGTTTCCTACGACAGTGATACCGACACTATCAGTGCAGAAGAGATTGAGTTTAGGTACCGTGACTTTAGCTGGCGTGGGGACAAGTCAAGCTATGAAGATGGTGTAGCTACTGCCTCTGTCACCGATGTAAGGAAGTATGATACCCAAAACTCCGGT